TGCGTGAGCGGTCTGAATTCTTAAGTAGCCACGCGAGGTGTTTCAACCTCAAAGGGCACTACTAAAGAATAATCATTTCAGACATTCGCTTTAGAAAGTTGCGATCCATAGTAAAAATTCCTCGACCCAGGCAAGATGTACAAGACATCTTACTAGGGTTGATTAAAAACCTATGAATAACAAAATTCAAAAACGTAAGATGTAAACATCTCGTCTAGGACAAAGAACAAGGTCTTTGACCCCCACTCGACCGCCGAGTGGTATTCTGACTTAAAAAGCCTTGTACAGTGTTTATTGTCCACATGACATAGTGACTGACCCAAAGTCACCTAATTTGTTGCTACAGGATTGGGATAAATGTAAAGGATTGGTGCCCCTACAAACATACCAAGCTGGAAATCCTCAGCAATGGAAATAAACTTATCAATCCGAGTAGGATCAACAAGACTAGGTCCAATTTGATCATCAAGCTCCAATGTCAATTCATGTCCACTATGAAAACCATCGTAGTAGTTCAATTCACGTGCCGGCACAAAACGTTGTCCAATAGTATAAAACGGAGTTTCATATTCAAGAACAGGGTTTAAACGTGCAGGTACATAATGAGAACCACCTAAACTAGGTTTCAAAGTTTCCTGAATTTCTGATCGTCTATCTCCAGAATTAACGGAAGTAAGAGGATGAGAAGTAGCACCATTACTAATTCCAATTAAATTGTGCCGAGACACAGAAAAACTGGATGCCGGCATAACATCAGTATATCCGGTAAGCAAAGCTTTATGACGCAAACCGCCACGACGACAAGCAAAAGCTGGGGTCAACCAGTTCAGCAATGTCATGGAGCAGAAGTTATAGGAAGCTTGACCAGCTGATGATGTAGCAAGATTCTGACCATTGGGATCCCATCCACGATAATAGGGAAAATCAGTCAAATCCTGTGCAACAATTCTGGATGCTGATCCAGTGTCACCAGGCCAATATGAATTATGGTACTGATAACGCCGCAAGAGATCTCTGAAAGAAACAATTCTCTCACCTTGATAAACTAGATATTGATTGTCATCCTGGATCATATCACCGGGATTACCAAACGATTCAACTGGTTCAGAACAAGTGGGAGCATTGGACTTATCATTTGTCTCAGCCAACACTTCAGGAGCTTTTTCAGCTTGCTGAACGTACGGAGACATCTGATTGAGACCCTTGGTTGTGGGAACAGCAACTGCAAAGTCATCTCCTGCAGAAACCCATACTTGAATTTTGACATTAGCAGCAGTGATAGCTGGTGTTGCAAGTTCGTTGACAACATAAACAGATAAAGTGCCATTGTCAAAGGGGGTTCCACCTTGAACTGGGTTAGCATCATCAAAAAGAGTGATAGCAGACCAAGCGTCAGGGCCAGGATGAAAAGCGAAAGCACGGATGTTTGCCCACTTAACTTCATATTCAAAGTCGCGATTTTCAGAAATATCTACGATTGTAGAATACGTCTGATTATACGGAATTGCACCAGGAGGTAATGTAGTAGGATTGTAAACAATCCTCAAACGACCACGGTGATATTCTGAACAAACGACGTTAAAACGAAATTTAATGGATCCCTGCCACGTTGAAAAAGGAGCAGCAGCAAATGCTAATGCAGTGGGATGAACCTCAGTGGCGGGTGAGGCACGGAGGAGTTGGTTATAATAAGGACCAACCAACATAGAAGTAAGCAATTCATCCGGTTGCTTAGCTTCAAGCCAATCAAATTGACGCCAAAATGAAGGACGCTGTGCGATAGAATTAATAGTGAGTTCATCCTCACCACCAAGACCCATAACACGCGAGTCAATAGTTAGTTCATTTTTGGAATCAAGTGACAATTTCACCAATGGTTCTGGTGAATCTGAGTTACAAACATTACCCATATAACGTGGAACATAATTACGGGTATCTTCTACGACTTGTGGTCTGGAATAACCAAAAATCTTTGCAACCTGTCCAATGCGTGTAGCAACCATGGAAGTGGCTTTAGCGTATGGCGCAAGAACGGGTATCATAGAAAGAGCATTTGCAGCAGAAGCTACAGCTGATGCCGGTTTGCTAATCAATCCATCAGTTACAAATTCATCAGAATTAGAAGTGTTGTTACTCTTCATCATTGACTTCTTCTTTCCTTTACCTGCTTGCTCAACATAAGGCTTGGGAAAACCAAATTCATCAAGTTCACTCTTGGCTTCACCAGACTGAGCAACAGATGTAGTAGGAACAGCAAGCATGAGATTCTCTGCCCACACAAATACGGAAACAGTAATAGGATCTGTTCCTCCATTAGCGTGTTGGAGAACATCAAAGTCGTGGATGGTAACACGACCCATATCAGCTTCCCAGTTTGGCTGAGTAATATCAAGATAATTCTCTGGCCATATAAAGGGAAACGTCATTTCACCACCTTGTGAAGAACAAGGGTCTAACAAAAGGTGGGGTTTCTGACTTGCTTGAACCAAATCTTGAATAAAGAATGCTCGATTTTTAGTCACAGCATCAGCAGTCAAGAAAGGATTATAGGAAAGAAGTGCTCGACCGTAATAAAAAGAGTTACCATTAACAAGAACCTTCATTTTCAAATTGCAACGAAGATTTCTGTAACGATTAATCTTTTGTAGAACGTCAGCATTGCCGAAGAAATCAACCCAAGGGTTAAATGTCTCAAACAATTGAGCATTGGGTGTCCACGAATATTCCTGAGTTTTAATAGGACGGGACAAGAAATCACCTAGTTGAGCATCCGAAAATCCATTTAACATTGAAGTGTCATCTGGAGAAGATGTAATATCATAGGACCACGGAGTGTCACCATCTATGAAATTAACTGTTTGACTGGTGGTTTCTTTGGAAGTTTTGGAGACGTTATAGCCCGCCCCCGAGCTACCCGAATCGGGATTTGTTTCATTATAATTAGAAGTAGGCTAAATTTTGAAAATACATAAAAAGTCCTGCCCAGGACGCAAAAATGCAACTGCGTTTGGTTGACTGGCGAGGAATCTGGTAAAAACCAGTATCGTAAGGGTACGATGCCATCAAGTACAAAGCTGTTCACGAAAACATATAAACGAGTAAATTAATATAACATGCAGTAACCATATATACAGGGCTATTTTAAACTTATACAACGGATAGCTCCGGTGTCGAATGCTTTTAATGACATCTCAGGTCATGACGAAATTAGATTTCCCATTCGTCACCAACTGTGGAAACAAAAGTGCTGTCTTCCACAGGGTCTTCGTCATTGGACTCTAAGTATTTATGCTTAAAATGTACAAGGCGATCTTCATAAGATTCACCGAGCATATCACACTTATCAGTAAGTCCACAACGGAAAGCGACTTGCTTCATCTGATCACGGCGGGTTTCATAGACTGTTCGTCCATGTTGCCACCATTCACGTAAAGCTCCATCGATATTCATAGCTGATTGATCTTCAAGAGAAACTACCTTAGATTCAAGAACCGTATGAAGGGATTTGAAAATGGAAGTTTCATCAAGAGCACCATGAATGAGACCAGTATCGGTATTAAACACATTTTGACGCTTAAGGAAATCAGCATCACAATCTGTCATATACTCAGTTGGAACGGAGGTCTTATCAGGCATAGTAAAAATCATATCGCGTTGACGCAAAAATTCAGCGTAAGAGATGTGATTAAACCAATCAAGGCCTTCCTTAACAGAACCTTTTACATCATCACCATAAGTCATGGCTGCAACTCCCTCACGAAAAGGGGGAGGAGTGCCATTAGGGCACAAATGAAAGTAAGCACATCTAAGTTGCAATGAATTAACAATACAATTGATGTACACAGTAAGATTCTGTCCTGAAGGATTAGACCCATTGTGAATGATCAAATCGCCATTGTAAGCAACACACGAATATGCAATTTCAGTAGCAATACCACGCATGATGGTTAAATCACGCTTTGTATAACGTCCACAATTCTCAGCCAAATCAATAAGAACAGCAAAAGCAGCATTGATAAGTTGGGCAGGCATGCGCAAGTCGTATTTGCTGTAATCGCCTGCAAGAATGCGGTCATCGCCGAATTTCTTCATATGGCGAGCCAATTGATCCCATTCGGGACCTTGTGCATTTACTCCAACAGCAGCTTCAGAAGCAATGGGGAAAATAGAAAGTAAACGGGCAATGGGAAGAAAATATTTGCGAACAAGCATTTGTGTTGCCCAATCAGCTGCCTGAAAAACACGAACCTTGGACTTATCTTTCAAAGTAGGTTCGTCTTTTACACAAGCCTTGAAAATGGAGTAACATCTCTCTCCATTCTCAAGAAGCCTTTCAAACTCCTCAATTTGCGCAGAAATCATGGGATGCATTTCTGCTGGGCATTGAAAATCAGGAAACAATTCAGGATCCAATAAAGTAATCATCTCTCTTTTTGGTCCAGAGAGAGGGAAACCCTTGGAAGTCCCCTTTGGAATAGAATCAATAAAACGTTTTCCATCAATTCCACACAAAGTTTGCATGTCAGTAAGTGGTGACAGCTCAGAACGAATCCAATCGGAATCGAATTCATTGAAAGCTTGCTTGACTCCTCCAACATAATCATCATAAGCAAGAGTAACAAGAGAACCCTCAATGCCTGCACTGGGATTAGCAGAGTAAGCTAGAGATTGTTGCCACATTCGCGTACGATGAAATTGGGGAGGTCCATGAAGATTTTCTTGGCCAGTAATTTCAGTAACAGCGTCAGAAATAGGAGTGACACGTACTTTACTTTTGGTCATGGAAGAGCGCATGCCAGCTTGGCCAAGATAGACAAGTGAACTTCCTACAGGAAGAAAATTCACTGGCGACTTGGGGTGAATGTCCTGAGTGGTACAAATTTGTTGTTCATACCTAGTATCAGGGAAAGTACCATTCACATGACTGGGAAAGGCACCTCTCCAAGTTTTGAAAGCTACAGCACGGACTTTTTCAATTTCCTTGCGTGACAAGGTCAACGCT